TCGAGGCGCAGGTGGCAGCCAAGATCGTGACTGTGCAGCACAAGCACTACGGGCCGCCTCTGGATCAGGGCGATCTCGGCTCGTGCACGGGCAACGCGATGGCTCAGTCTCTGAACTCCGCACCGTCCCACAAGCCGCGGAAGAAGCTGCTCCTGGAGCGATCTGCAGTGCTGATCTACTCGAAGGCCACCGTGATCGATGGCTATCCGGGCTCCTACCCGCCCGACGACACCGGGTCTTCAGGTCTCGCGGTGATGAAGGTCGCGAAGACTCTCAAGCTGATCGCGGGCTACACGCACACGTTCAGTCTCAAGCATCTGCTGGGCGCTCTCGTGTTGAGGCCTGGCATCCTGGGGATCAACTGGTATAGCAGCTTCGACTCGCCTCTCGAGACGGGCGAGTGCCCGCTCGATCAGAACGCCTACGTGCGCGGAGGTCACGAGATCGCGATGCTCGGCGTGGATGCACAGCTGAAGCGCGTGTGGTGCATCAACTCCTGGGGATCGTGGGGACTCAACGGCACCGGCAACTTCTTCTTCACGTGGGACACGCTGGGCCAGCTGTTGAGCGAGCAGGGGGACGCGACGTTCGCCGTGCCGATCGCGTAGCAGTGAGTGCGTGGCTGCACCAGCATGGTGGGCCTGGGTCTCCTGCCACTGGAAGGAGCTTTGTTCCTTTCACTCCGTCGCAGCCACGCACCAGATCTTAGGTATGGTCAGATCGTGATGAAGAAGAAGATCCCGCCCCTCCTCGGTCGCCCTATCTACAGCGTTGGGCAGGTGGCACGAAGAGCACCGTGCACCCTCTACCGAGCAGGCGAGAGACCACTCATGTACATGGATGAACAGCGTGATCATGGACAAGGACGCAGAGGGATCGAAGAGAGAGACCGCGCTCGAGGTCACAGGCAGGTGACCGAGCGCGGCTCTCACGGACTGAGAGCTGCTGTACGATCGAGGTCCATGCGTGTGGATCACACTCACACTGAGATCGCGACTCGATCGAGACGGACGGCCGCGAATGACGGATGGCCTCTGACTTCGTCGTTGGGTCCTTCCTCGCCGTGCCGCGAGGGTGCCGGCGACCCCGAAGAATGTCTAGGTTGAGGGTGTCAAGGCATATTGCCCAGGCACCAGGACGTCGCCAGGATCTCCAGGACGTGACCAGGGCGGCGATCCGACGGCCAGGTGCATATCCACCGCGCCAGGACCCGGGATCGCCAGCCAGGACAACCCCAGGAACGGCCCAAAAGGGCCGTGCAGTATCAAGGGGTTACGGGACGCCAGCCAGGTCCCAGATCTCGGCCCCTGGCAGGACAACCAGGCAACCAGGGATCATAGGTCGGGTGGATGTGGAGCCAGGTATCGGATCTCTGAGCCTGGAGAGCTTTCGGCAGACCAGGGTTACGATGAGTGGGCACTGGTGGATCTGCTGGATCGCGAGCCCTGGCTCCAGTCAGGTTGCCAAGCAATCAGGAGAGTGGGTGCTGTGAAACTCATGACGATCGTCGAGTACGCCAGGCACCGCGGAGTCTCCAAGACCGCCGTGACCAGGGCGGTGCAGCTGGGCAGGATCTCCACAACCGGCAAGCCGAAGCGAGTGGACCCAGCCGAGGCGGATCGCCAGTGGGCCGCGAACACGGACACCACGAAGGCGCTGAACTCCGTCAACGGTACGCCCAGGAAGGGAGGTCTCCGCGGCAAGGAGACCATGAACTTCAACTCGGCCCGGGCGGTCCACGAGACCTACAAGGCTCGCAAGGCTAAGCTCGAGTTTGAGCAGCTACGTGGCAAGCTGATCGACGCCGAGGAGGTCCGCAAGAAGTGGTTCACGATCTGCCGGATGACCAGGGACAAGCTGATGTCCGTGCCCGATCGCGTGGTCCCGATGATCGCCGGCATGGTGGACAGCGCCGAGATGCACAGGCTCGTGGCGGCTGAGATCAGGCAAGCCCTGGAGGAGATGTCCGGTGAGCCTGATTGAGAGGTGCGAGAGCTCGGCCTGCGCCGGCCTCCGCCCAGACCGTCAGCTGTACGTCGACGAGTGGGCAGACGAGTACCGCTACCTGAGCGCGATCGCCTCGGCCGAGGCGGGCAGGTATCGCACCTCGCGCACGCCATACGTCAAGGAGATCATGAGGTGCCTGTCGCCCTGGCACCCGGCGATCCGCGTGGTGGTGGTGGGCGGCGCCCAGGTGGGCAAGACTGAGATCGGGAACAACTGGATGGGCTTCACGATCCACCGAGACCCGTGCCCGATGCTGATGGTCCAGCCGACGGTCGAGGTCGCCGAGCGCGTGTCCAAGCAGCGCATTGCGCCGATGATCGACTCCACGCCGGTCCTGCGCGAGCGAGTGTCCGAGGCCAGGACCCGCGACAGCAGCAACACGATCCGGGCGAAGGAGTTTCCAGGTGGTCTCCTCCTGATCACCGGCGCGAACAGCTCCGCTGGCGTCAGGTCCGCCCCGATCCGCAAGCTCTTCATGGATGAAGTGGACGAGTATCCAGGAGACCTGGAGGGCCAGGGAGACCCGATCTCGCTCGCCGAGAAGCGCACGACCACGTTCGCCCGCAAGAAGATCTACATGGCCTCGACGCCGACCGTCCGTCACGTCAGCCGGATCGAGCGCGAGTACAAGCAGAGTAACCAGCAGAGGTACTACATCCCGTGCCCCCACTGCGGGCATAGAGACTTCCTCACCTGGAGCGGTTACTCGGACTTCTTGAAGCACGACGACGGCGGCCACCACAGGATCGAGTGGCACAACCACGACCCAGCCACCGCCCACATGGTCTGCGGCGGCTGTGCCCAGGAGGTCGAGGAGAGGCACAAGACCGACATGCTGGCGCGCGGCGAGTGGCGAGCGACCGCTGAAGGTGATGGACGCACGGTCGGATTCCACATCTCCGGCTTGTACTCACCTCTCGGATGGAAGTCGTGGCGAGAGTGCGCGGAGGAGTTCATCTCCTCGAAGAACGATCGCTTCAAGCTCAAGGCCTGGGTGAACACTGTGCTCGCGGAGACGTTCGAGGAGCCTGGGGACTCGATCGAAGCCGGCGTGATCAAGAGGCGGCGCGAGACCTACAAGGCCGAGGTGCCGGACGGCGTGGGTTCGATCGTGATCGCCGTGGACACCCAGGGTGACCGTCTGGAGGCTGTGGCCAAGGGCTACGGCCAGGATGAGGAGTCCTGGCTGATCGCGTTCAGCCAGATCTTCGGCGATCCATCCAGGGCCGAGGTGTGGCGCGAGCTCGACAAGTTCATCGCTCAGGAGTTCGTCACCGAGTCGGGCAAGAAGCTCCGCGCCGACATCACCGTCGTGGACTCTGGTGGCCTCCACACCGAGTCAGTGTACAGGTACTGCGCGGCGAGAGTCAACCGCAACGTCTTCGCGATCAAGGGCGGCACGCAGGTCGGCAAGCCGATCGTGGAGAGACCGTCCCAGACCAACCGCTATCGCATCCCTCTGTTCGTCATCTGCGTGGACACGGGCAAGGACATGGTTATGTCGAGGCTCATGGTGGGCCAGCCCGGCCCTGGCTACATGCACCTCCCACACTGGCTGGATGACGAGTTCATCGAGCAGCTGACGGCCGAGAGGGCGGTCTTCAAGTACGTCAAGGGCCGCGGGTCCGTCCGCGAGTGGGAGAAGTTGAGAGATCGCAACGAAGCCTTCGATCTCGAGGTCTACGCGCTGGCCGCTCTCTACATCCGCGGGCCACTGTACGTGAAGTCACTCGGCCAGTTGGCGAAACGCATCAGCACGCGATTGACAACTGACTCCGGCCAGGCCGATCTGCCGCCCGTTATCGTCCAGGCGTCCCAGGCCATCAAGAAGCAAGGGAAAAGCTGGGTAAAGGACTTCTGAGAAGTCACCGCGGGATCTCTATTACACTAAAGAGAAAACTCGTGGCGCCGGCGCATACCAGCGGGTGCTTGAAGATCCGCGGTCATGGCACCCTCGATCCCAACAGAGTGGCCCTCCGCGATCACGGCCGGCAACACCGTCAAGGTGAGCAGGTTCTTCCCTGACTTCATCGCGCCGACCTGGGCGCTCAACGTCTTCGTCAACGGCATCAACATCCTGGGGCCGATCGCGGCTGCGCAGAGCGGCACCGGGTTCCTGGTCACGCTCACGGCCGCGCAGACGGCGAGCCTGGGTCCCGGTGGCTACACGATCGGCGAGGTGGTGACCGACGGCACCGACACTTACACCGCCGCCACCTCCAACGTCACCGTGCTGCCCAACTTCGCCACCGCGGTCGCGGGAAGCTTCCAGGCCTGGGCAGAGAAGACCCTCGTCGCGATCGAGGGCGTGATCACCGGCCGGATCACGGACGACATCGCTCAGTACCAGATCGGCAATCGCATGGTCACCAAGATCGCGATCGACGAGCTGATGAGGATCAGGTCCACGCTCAAGTCCGAGCTCCGCGCGAAGTCGGCCGGGGCTGGGACGTTCGGCGCCCAGGTGAACGTCGAGTTCGGCGGTATCTCGTGAGCGAGATCCCCGAGGAGATCGCCAGCGACGAGTGGGTGGACCTCGGCAACGACCACAGCTACCAGATCGTGCGCCTTGACGGTCCCGCTGCCGGAGCCGACGACGGCAAGATCTGCGGCGTCTGGGTGAGACACACCTGCGCGAAGCACACGGAGCCCGACGGCTCGTTCATCCCGGTACTCGGTCCCAACGCGTGGACGATGACCAGTGAGTCACCGCTGACGCTCGAGCCGTCGTTACTCCGCACCGACTGTGGCGACCACGGCTTCATCCGCGACGGCAAGTGGGTGGTCGCATGAAGCCCAACTTCTTCCACCGGCTCGGGTTCGCTGTCGACGCATTCAAGCGATCGATGCCCTTCGTCGCAGCCGAGGCTAACCGCCTTACCAAGGACTGGGGCACGTCCAGGATGGGCGCCGACGACGAGCTTCGCTGGAGCCTGGCGAAGATCCGTGATCGCGCGCGAGACCTGGAGAGAAACAACGCTCTCGTCAAGCAGTTCCTGCGCATGCTGGCGATCAACGTCGTCGGCCCCGATGGCATCAAGCTCCAGTCGCGGGTGATGAACAACTCGACCAAGCCGAATGACGCGTTCGAGGAGAAGATCGAGGACGCCTGGTCAGAATGGGCCGAGTCGCCGATGCGCGACGGCAAGATGGACCTGAACGCCGCGTCTCGCCTGATCATCAAGACGATCGCCCGAGACGGCGAGTGTTTCGTCCGCAAGCACATCGGCTTCAGCAAGAACCGCTTCGAGTTCGCGCTCGAGATCATCGATCCGGTCCTGATCGACGAGCTCTTCAACCACTCTGCCCTAGGCGGCGGCAATGAGATCCGACTCGGCGTCGAGGTAGACAGTGACGGCCGCCCGGTCGCGTACCACGGGTGGAACGTTCAGCCAGAGCTCACGCTCCCCTCACCCAGGCGCCGAGTCGTCTATCCTGGCGACGAGATCATCCATCTCTATGATCCAGATCGCGTGAACCAGACGCGAGGCGTGTCCTGGTTCACGCCTGTCCTGGTCGCCATGAGGCACCTGGGCGCGTACACCGAGGCCGAGCTGATCGCAGCCAGGACGGGCGCCAGCAAGATGGGCTTCTTCCAGCGCAAGCAGGAGCTCGGCGTCGCGCTCGAGGGCGATCCAGAGAATCCCGGCCAGTTCACCATGAACGCAGACCCTGGGACCTTCGGAGTCCTCCCTGACGGATACGAGGTCGCCAACTGGACGCCTGATCATCCGTCTACCGCGTTCAGCGAGTTCATCAAGGCGCAGATCAGGTCGATCGCCGCGGGTCTCGGTGTCTCCTACAACTCTCTCGCGAATGACCTGGAGAGCGTCAACTACTCGAGCATCCGCTCTGGCCTCCTGTCCGAGCGCGACGTGTGGCGGACGTACCAGGACTGGTGGATCTGCTCCTTCCTGAAGCCGGTGTTCAAGGAGTGGCTCAACGTCTCACTCCTGGCCGGCGCGATCAAGCTCGACAACCGCGACGTGAGGAAGTTCCTGGACGCTCGCTGGATTCCTCGCGGATGGGCGTGGGTCGATCCGCTGAAGGACACGCAGGCAGGCGTGTTGGCGGTCCAGTCGGGTCTCGCGTCGCGGTCGTCTCTCCTCGCCGAACAGGGCGAGGACTTCGAGGACGTCTTGGAGCAGTTGGCCGAAGAGGAGGACATGGCTGATGCGGCCGGTGTCTCGATCGACCCCAACATCAAGCCGTCGCTCGAACCGGTGGTCGGGAGCGAGAATCAGTCTGGCGACAGCGCGACGGCGTCTCCTGCACCGAGCAAGAAGTCCGGCGGCGGAAACCGAAACGGCCACGTGGCCCCCAGACTCAGGCCTTACGTCGTTGGGAGGGGTCGATGAAGAGGATCGAGGACGTCCGCAAGCTGCCGATCTTGTTCAGGTCGATGACTGCAGACGTCTTGGTGAAGCGAGACGCGAGTGACGCGGCCAAGCCTGCGCTCTATAGCATGAGTGTCAGCAGCGAGGCCGAGGTCACGCGGTGGTTCGGCATCGAAGTGCTGGACCACTCTCCTAATGCGATCGACATGAGCCGCATGAACAACGGTGCGGCCGTCCTGGTCGATCACTACTCCGATCAGGTCGGCGTCGTGGAGAGCGCCACCCTGGACACCCAGGCGCGGAAGCTTCGCGCCGACGTGAGGTTCTCCAAGAGCTCCAGGGGCCAGGAGGTGGAGCAGGACGTCGCAGACAACATCAGGCGCAACACGAGCC